AACATCAAACAAAGGAGACAAGAAGACTCTGGAACTGTTTATCTCAGGTCCAGCTCTTGATAACTTTGAAGGATGGCCTATTGACAAAGACAACCCAACTGGACCTAAGTATTCAGGTCAAACCGCACGCGTAGGTGCCACTATGTGGACTGATGAATTTAGTAACGTAAATGTATCTCGTAATGAGATCATGTACAAGTTATCTATCATTGCTACAGAACTTGGTCTTAAGCATGAGCTTGATTCTATCAATGCAACAACTATTGAAGACTGGGTAGCTCAAGTAATTGATCTTGTAAAAGGTAACAATCTTTACTGGTTCCTTAAAGGTACAGAAGAAGAATACAATGGTAAGACTATTGTAAAGTTATCTTTACCAAAATATAAGTTTGTTTCTATTGAAGAAGACAAACTAGAAAAGTTTGATAAGAACAATAAGTACCACTACAAAGCTTTAAATACTAAACCAGTATCTAGCTTTGAACCAGCTACTGATGAGTTCCAGATGTAATCAATTTTTCATAAAGTCGGGGGCTGGTTTTTACTAGCCCCCTTTTATTTTTTATTTCATAACCGAGTATATGTTTAAGACAAAAAATCTCGTACATGATGTCAAGGACGTACCGGTTTCTTGGATATTTGAACACTTTTGTAAGCTAAAAGAAAAGCTTAATGGTCATGATATAAAGATCAAAAGCTTGTTCAATGCTAAGGAGAGGACTCCGTCAATGTGCATATACCTTGATAAAAATAAAGTTTATAAATATAAAGACTTCTCATCAGGTAAAGGTGGATCTGCCATAGATCTGGTGAAAGAAATAACTCAAGCATCATATCATAAAGCTGCTAGTCTAGTAGTAGAAAAATATAATGACTATGTTCTACACAATAACGGAGGATACGATGTTCAAGAGTTCAAGCTCGCAAGTAGATACAAAGTATCAAAGCACGTTTTCAGATCTTGGAATACTTCTGATCAATACTTCTGGACCCAGTTTAACATTGGCTCCAGACTCTTGGAAGAGCACCATGTCCGTCCTCTTGAATATTACGTTCTGGTACGCACCGAAGATGGACGAGATATAGAACTAGTAATACGTGGTAATTATCTCTATGGTTACTTTAAGAAAGATGGTACACTGTATAAGATTTATCAGCCTAAAACGCTTGATAAGAAATTTATCAAAGTATCAGATTTCGTACAGGGATCTGAGCAGCTTAAAGATTATCCCTATCTAATTATAACTAGCTCTCTAAAGGACATAATGGCTCTAAAAAGCCTCAAGCTTTCTATTGACTATGTTGCTCCTGACTCAGAGAATTCTCTTATAAAGAAAGAACAAATGACCGAGTATCTTAAAAAATACAAAAAGGTTATTATTCTTTTTGATTATGATGAAGCTGGTATAAAAGCCATGGATAAATACAAAGAAGTATATCCTGATGTACGTACATGTATTTTACCTATGAGTAAAGACCCATCTGATTCTATAAAAGATCATGGGCCCAAGGAAGTTTTTACAAGAATTGTTCCAATCATAAATAAAAAGTTGGATGAGTAATCAATGTTCTATATTATATTTGTAGAACAGAATATCTACTTATGAAACTTTGGCAATATCAAGACAGACCTATTACATGCATAGAAGACTTTCAAGGATACAACGGCCTATTTGGTTTTGTATACCTTATACACAATACAATGAATGGTCAGTTCTATGTAGGTAAGAAAGTTTTCCGTAACAACCGTAAGAAAAAGATAACCCAGAAAGTAAAGAAAGCTACTGGTACTCGTAAAACATACGAGCGTACCATCACCGAGTCAGACTGGAAAGACTATTATGGATCATCAAAGGAACTGTCAGCTGATATTCAGAGATATGGAAAGGATAAGTTTAAAAGAACTATTCTTGAGCTATGCTGCACAAAAAAATACTTATCGTATGCTGAGGTAGCGTGGCAAATTAAACTAGATGTTCTTAGAACAAATAGTTACAACGGTAATATCCTGGGCCGTTATTATACCCGGGACATGCAAAATTGTCTGTAATGGATAACACAGAAAAAAAAACTTGTCCTACTGCGGTAGCAGACTTACAGGGACAATACGATGAAATTATTGCCTTCTTAGAATATGAAGAGGCATTTACTGTAGATACAAGAACGCAACAGCGTATTCGTGCAAAACTTCAACAACTTGGTATATGGCCAGTAGAGTAGAACAATTAATAGTTAAGTATCCTAAGATATTTAAACAGTATGAAGGTAATCCTGGTATGGTAAACTGGTTAGATCTACCATCTGGATGGGTACCTATAATAGATATGTTGTGTAACTCTATACAAAACTACGTAGATAACTTTGTTAGATACACAAAAGATGGTCAATATAGACCACAGCAAGTTACCTGTGTGCAAATGAAAGAAAAGTTTGGAGGTCTCCGTTTCTATACAGATGGGAACGATGAGCATGTAGATGGAATGATCTACATGGCAGAAGTTATGGCTTATAATACATGCCAAGACTGTTCATCACAAGAAGATATTGGCCGCACACAAGGCTGGATAACTACTTTGTGTAGAAACTGTGCTATAAGTAATGGTGATAGAGCCATGAACTCATGGGAACCATTAAATAAAGCTCCAAATGCAAACATTTAAAGAGTGGGTTAACTCCCCTGAATACCAAGAGCTGGTAGAAATAATGCAAAAAGCTCAAGAAGAGCAAATGAAAGATTTAGAAGATAATCTTTCCCAAGACATGGTAGCTGACATCCGAGAGTGGAGAGTAGGTACTTGTCCTGATGATATGAATACACATAGCTGGCGTGGTGTAGCACAACTTTTTGTACAAAAATACTCAGAGTTTTCTGATAACCACAGTATAATAGCAGGTAATCAAATATCTGGTATGCAATTATGTGATGCAGCAATGAATTTACTTAATCAAAAACCTGAAGAAGGATGGAACTAGAAACTATTATGGAAGAATCTGTACAAATCTTAGAAAAAGATTTTTATAGTAAGAAGTTCTTTTACTCTTACAGTAGTCTGAACAAACTCATGTGGAGTCCACAAGTGTTTTATCAGATGTATGTATTAGGTATTAAAGAAGAAAGATTAGATAATCACTTAGTACAAGGTAAGCTTATACACTTACTGTTACTGGAGCCAGAGAAATTCAACAAAGAATTTATGATGACACCAGGAAAGCTTCCTACAGATAGCCTTAGACAAGTTGTTGATCGTGTGTTTAGTCACTATAAAGAGCTATCTGAAAATGGTGATGATCGCACAGAACTAGCACAGTTTGATAAAGCTATCTTAGATGTAATGTATGACATGAATTATCATCAAAGTTTAAAAACTGACCAGCAACGTCTTGATAAAATCATAACTGCTGAAGCTATTAGCTACTGGGATTTCTTAAAGACAAAAGGTAACAAGACACTTATTGATCCTGATACATATAAGTATTGTAAAGATGCTGTTGATATTATCAAGACCAACGATCAGATCTGTAACCTAATTGGCTGTAATGTTACAGAGTTTGATAATAGAGAAGTTATCAATGAATTAGCTGTGACTGCTGAGTTTACTAATAAAAAGTACGGACTTAAAGGTATCATTGACAATATAGTATTAGACCATGACAAAAAGATAATTCATATAAATGATATCAAGACTACCAGTAAAGATCTAAAAGACTTTCCTGAGAGTGTTGAGTTTTACTCTTACTGGTTACAGGCAATCATATACATAATCATTGTTAACCAAGTATACCAGAATCTTATAGGTAATGGATATACTATTAAGTTTCACTTTGTAGTAATTGATAGAACTTTCCAAAGCTATGCTTTTCCAGTATCTGAAGACTCTCTAAACGATTGGTTAGAGAAATTTCAGAGTGCTGTAGATAAAGCAGAGTGGCATTTTGATAATAAGAACTATAATTTACCTTATGAGTTTGCTAAAGGTTTAGTAGTTCTCTAAATCCATTTTGATGATAGATAGCTTATATACTAAGTATTTTCAGAAGTCAAGGTCCTTTTTATACCCTGCCCTGGGTATAAAGAGGACTAGCAACTTCTCACCATCTGGTACATATATCAGTATAGATGGTCTCATAGAACCAGAGGATATGAAGTTAATTACTGCCTTCAAAGAAGATACCTCAGAAGGATATAAGATCTTTGAAGAGCAGATGATTACAACTAATCCTCTTTATCTGCAGACCATATCTATACAGGATTATAATCTGTATGTGTTTGATTATGAGACATATGCAGCAGACTGGTATAGTTTTTTACTGGGTAAGTATTCTAAATTTACTCCACCTTTAAAGAGGGCTATCAAAGCATATTACGGTGAAACCTCCAGTGAATACAAGTATATAGAGTCATACCTGTTTCCCGAAAAACACTATGATATCTACGCTAAACTATTAGATGTTAACGTAGCTACCTTAAAAAAAGTCGGTGAACTGTGTGATCCCTGTGATCTAGAAAAAGAAAAATTAAAAATTCCTGTCGTAGATTTGGAGATGTTAAGTAAATCTTTATAAATTTGTATAAACTAACTTTAAAATATAGTATGAACAATTCAATGATGCTCGTTACCGGTAGCTGGGGTAACAATAAGACTTTTAAAATGATTCCAGTTACTAATGACTGTCCTTTCAATGAGGCTATCTTTGACAGAGATGGAAAAGTATTAGCCCTTGTAGGAAAAGAAAAGAAACAAAGTTTCCATATGCTCCCAAAAGTTACTGAACTTGGAGACGTACAAACTTTGAAGATTGGTAAAAGAGCAAATGGGAAAGATTACGCGGAAGAGCGTAAGACAATAGAAACTTATTACGAGTATTATATTGAGAACCCAGAAGAAATAGAACAGATCGTTAAAGGTTTTGCTGTTAATGCTGACAAGTTTGACTTCAAACAATATATGGAAGCAGCAGCTGCACAACCATCGCAAATAGTTACTGTCTAAGGACAGTCCTGTGAGACCAAAACCAACTAAAAAGGCAGTCAAGTAACTGCCTTTTTTTAGCTTTGTTAAAAGGGGGGACAGCTTAACTGAACAATAACGATATGAGTGACCAACAGACACACTGGGTTATGGACTATGAAACCCTAGTTAACTGTTTTGTAGCAGTCTTCCAGCACTATAAAGACGATGGTGTAAAACACATCTTTGTAATACATGATCAACGTAATGACTTTACAAAGTTTATAAACTTTCTCAAGAGTTGTGTCAAAAATAAGCAGTACCATATTTCATATAATGGTCTAGCATTTGACGCTCAGATAACTCAGCATCTTTTAGATAATCATGTAAAATTTGAAAAGCTTAGTACCGCTGATCTTGTCAGTGAGATACATAAGTATGCTCAAAAAGTTATAGGGAAGTCTGAAAAGAATGAGTTTCAGGATTACGCTCCACACAAACTTCAGATCAAGCAGATTGATCTATTTAAACTAAATCACTGGGACAATCGTGCCAAGATGAGTAGTCTTAAATGGATACAGTACTCTATGGACTGGGAGAATGTAGAAGAGATGCCTCATCCACATTATGAGCCTATCACAACTGAAGATCAGCTTAAGCTTGTTGTCAAGTATTGTATCAATGACGTACTATCTACTAAGATGATCTTAGAACATAGTAAAGAACAGATCACGCTTAGACAAACCCTGACTAGAGAGTATGGTATTTATTTATACAATGCTTCTGAGCCAAGAATATCTAAGGAACTGTTTCTTCACTTCTTGAGTCAGAAGATTGGATGGGCCAAAGCTGATATTAAAAGTCTGAGATCTCCAAGGGACTATATCATTCTTGCTGAATGTATACTTCCTTACATCAAGTTTCAGACTCCTGAGTTTCAGTCTGTACTAGAATACTTCAGAAAGAAAGTTATCACATCTACAAAAGATGGTTTCAAACACAGTGTTATGTATAGAGGAGTACGTACAGACTACGGTCTGGGCGGTATCCATGGTGCAACAACTGCTGGTGTATATGAAGCCAAGTCTGGTTGGACTATAATGACATCAGATGTTACTAGCTTTTATCCTAACCTTGCTATCAAAAACGGGTTTCATCCTGCCCATCTTCCTAAAAAAGAGTTTGGTGAGCTTTATGAATGGTTCTTTGAAGAAAGGAAGAAAATTCCTAAAACAGATCCAAAGAACTATGTTTATAAACTAATCCTGAATTCTACTTACGGATTAACAGGTGATGAAAACTCATTCCTGTATGATCCTCGTATGACAATGCAGATCACTATCAACGGTCAGCTTAGTCTAAGTATGCTCTATGAGATGATCTGTGAACAGATTCCAGAGGCTATACCTCTGATGCAGAACACAGATGGTCTAGAGACTATGATTCCAACAGCTGCAGTATCTAAGTATTTAGATATCTGTACAATCTGGGAGAATATAACTAAACTATCACTTGAGCATGATCAATACAAGAAAATGATCATCAGGGATGTAAATAACTACATAGCTGTAAATACAAAAGACAAAGTAAAATGTAAGGGAGCGTTTGAGTGGGAAGACCTTGACAAGAAAAAGGTTGCTGTCTTCCACAAGAATAAAAGCTTTCTCATTATACCTAAGGCTATCTATGCTTACTTTGTTAATGGTATTAAACCTGAAGATTTCTTAGCTCAAAATCAAACTATCCAAGACTACTGTGCTGGTGTAAAAGCCAAAGGTGGTTGGTATTATGAAGAGCGTAATATAGATCAAGGTAATCTAACTTTAAAAAGACTTCAGAAGATTGTAAGGTACTTTGTATCAAACGATGGATCTAAGATTGTTAAATGCAACAAAGATGGTCGTGAGATACAGGTAGAAGCAGGTAGTTGGCTACAAACCGTAGTAAACAAACTTGATCCAAATGTACCCTTTAGTGCTTACAATATCAATGAAAAGTACTATCTTGAAGAGATCTATAAACAGATTGAACAGATAGAAAAAGAAAACAAAAGAGCATTCACACAACTTTCACTATTTTAAAACCACAATTATGCCTGTCAAAACATCTTTCGTGACAGAACAGTACATCCGTAACGCAGTCTTACCTAACCATGGTAAACGTTACACAGTAATTCCACACGGGTATATCATTGACGAGACCCGCAAAGAACTAGCTAACGCTGGTTTCCAAATTAACCAAGAGCTGTATAAAACCAGCCTTGATGGACAAGTAGCACAAGGTGTTTATCATCTTAACTACGGTAATGATCCTGATATGGGTCTTATGTTTGCATGGTCTAACTCTTATAACAAGCAAATGAAGTTTAAGTGTGCAGTTGGTGCACAAGTATTTATCTGTATGAACGGTGTAGTATCTGGTGATCTAGGTAGTTATAATCGTAAACACACAGGTTCAGCACTTAATGATGTTACAATTTCCTTATCTAATCAGATAAGCAGAGCCAAAGAATACTATGATAACTTAGTAGCTGATAAAGAAATGCTCAAGCAAGTAAACCTTACTAGCAGTGAAGCAGGTTCAGTAGTTGGTAAGTTATTTATTGACCAAGAAATCCTTACACTAACACAAGTAGGTATGATTAAGCGTGAGATGGATGCTCCTACTCACCAGTACAATGCAGCACCAAATTCTGCTTGGACTTTATACAATCATATTACTCTTGCTCTTAAAGATTCTCATCCAATGACTTATCTTTCTGATCATCAGAAACTTCATAACTTCTTTGTTAATGAGTTTGGTCAGCTTAAGTCCGTTTATCAAGACGTAGTAGAAGAAACAGATGATATCCAAGAAGATTACATTCTTTTACCGCATGATGAAAAGGAAGAGTTTGTACCTGAGCAAGGAGAATACGGTGTAGTATTTAATTAATATTACCAGGGGTAGGTAGAAATATCTACCCCTATTTTTATAAAGTGTAAAATGGACGGAAATAACAAACGTATAGCTGAACTTTTTGAAACGGTACTGCAGCATATTAAGTGCATAGAAGCAAGAATAGAATGTGCTAGACCTCTTGTTAGTCAAAATCAAAAATATGTACTAGGAAATGCTATTAATAAAATTAATGCAGCTTTAAATAGTATATACAGTCTACTTCCTGATTCAGATAGTATCCTTCGTGTAAAGAAACATCTTGATGATACAGACATAGTGTACGTAATGTTACTAACAGAGCAACTTATGAGAATACGTCCTGATGATATGGAGGAGGTTGTAGAACTTCTAGACAATTATTTATTTAACAAATATGGAAAATCAGAAGAAGTGCCGAGCAACAGGGAAGGTTCGGTTTCCTGATCCAGGAGGAGCTAAAGAAGCTATCATCAGAATAAAAAGTACTAATAGGTTCTATGATCATATACAAAATAAAAGAGTTAATAGAAGAGCAGGTAAACCAGACCAGTGTAGATTTTACTATTGTAAACACTGTCACGGTTGGCATCTTACAAGCTCAGAACAAGGAACTTCTTTTAGAAAGTATAAGAAAGAAAGAAAAACAAATACTAAGGACTTTTTACTAACTGCTGAGCAAGCAGCTGAATGGAGAAAAGATTCATTACCTTTTCCTGAAACTAAAAAACCTGATAATATGAAATGGTATAAACTAAACGAAGATCACACTGTACAGTTATTAGCAGATGGATCTTATCCTTCCGAAACAGACTTTGGAAATATCAAAAGAGTTGGTGATGATACTATAGACGGCCAACGAGTCTCTACTGTATTTCTTCACTTTGATCACGGCTGGAACTGGGATGCTGATAATGCACCTATACTATTTGAAACAATGATCTTTGGAGGAGAACATGATGAATCTATGTGGAGATACTCTACATGGGATCAAGCTAAAGAAGGTCATGATAAAATTGTTCACTGCCTGAAACACGGTATAAAGCCAAATGAATCTTTATGATAATAGGTGTAAATGGCTACGCAGGTAGCGGAAAAGACACAGTAGGTAAACTAATACAAATAGCTACTTGTTCTGATCTTCCGGAAGGATTAGACATACAAGAAATGGTAACTAATACTGATCACTCCTGGTGGATTGAAGATGGTTCAGGTTGGGAAATCAAGAAGTGGGCTGGTAAGCTCAAGACAATAGCCAGTCTTCTCACAGGTATTCCTGTAGAGAAATTTGAAGACCAGGAGTTCAAAACTAAAGCACTTGGTAGAGAGTGGTGTTACCCTACAGAATGGCAAGGAAGAGAACACTGGGTAGAAATGACAGTAAGAGAGTTCTTACAACGTCTCGGTACAGACGGTCTACGCACTGGACTGCATGAAAACACATGGGTAAATGCTCTGATGGCTGACTACGAAGGAACATATGACCTGGATACAGATCGTACAACCTGGCCAAAGTGGGTTATTACAGACACTAGATTTCCTAATGAAGCTAGAGCTATCAAAGAAGCTGGTGGTATAGTAATCCGAGTAGATAGACCTGGATGTAAACCAATCAATAATCATCCAAGTGAGACAGGACTAGATGAATGGAATTTTGATCATAGAATTATGAATGGATCTGACCTAGTCTCTTTACTGTTTACTGTTGGTACTATACTACGAAAAGAAAAATTGTTATGAGTAAAGAGTGTACATGTAGCTTCTGTAAAAAACCTAATTGGATTTCTCAAGTAGATTTTTATAGACTAAAGGCCAAGTTTCTTGGGTATCCTAAGTGCTGTACAGATGCATTTATAGATGATTACTTAAAAGGTAGACCAGTTCATAAAATAAGAATAAAAGCAGGTAAGCATAATCAACCAATTAATCCTAGCTTTGTACCATGTTTATGGCATGCTAATAGAATTCTACATGAAAAGAAGAGCATAAATAGAATCTTTCGTAAAAGAATATCCTCTTATGCATTTCCATATTCTTCTGATGTAGAGTTTAGAGAATACGTAAGAAACTTTAGGAAAACATATGAAAATAATAAAACAAAGAACTAAGACTTTAATCACTCGTGATAATGGCAGAAGTTCAGACGCAGTAGCTCCTAACTTTATCTACGGTTGTTTAGGAGGCTGCATGAGCTCATATTGTTATGTAGGTAGATATAATCATGACAAAGTGTATATTAATGAAAACACTGCTGATATTATGCTATCTATTTACAACTGGGCTAATAAACAAGAATGGCCAAAGAAACCTAACCAGTGTGATCCGGAATATTATGTTATTGATATAGGATGCAGCACTGATGTAGCTCTTCTGAGCAAACATTATAACTGGCAGGAAGTGTTTACTTACTTTAACAGAGCAGCAATGCTAAAAAGTACCTTTGCCACAAAGTATCCTACTATGTTCTTACCTAATAAGTATGACTTAGTAAAAGATAAAAACCGTATAAGAGTAAGTCTTATGCCTCAGAAGTATTCTGATATATTGGAACCAGGTACAGATAAGATAATAGATCGTATTGATGAAATACCAAAGCTACAAGAGCATTTAGAAGTACATATTAATTTCTCACCAATCATTTATACGGATGACTGGTTGCAAGAATATAAAAAACTTTTCTCTACTCTAAGATCTGCAGGTATTTATGTAAAGTCAGAATGTATATTCTTGACGCATAACATTCATCAACATGAGCGTAACTCCAAACCTGTACAGGATTTACTATGGCGTCCTGATATACAAGAGAAAAAAGATTCACACTATGCTCCAGATAATATTAGGTATCAGTGGCAGCTTAAAAAACAAATGATACAAGACTTTACCCACTTGTATGCAGATTATTTTGATCCGGCTGGTATCCGGTATATATTTTAACCAAAACAAATAACCTATGAAAACAATAAAAATATTAAATCAAATCGTTATAAAGTATGAGCAACGAAAAGCTAATTTGAATAGTATAAAAGTAGATGCTATT